AAAAAGGTTCATTATATCGCAGGAGAGGGGCTTAGAGTAGATGACGCTAAAGTAAAGAATGTCCAAGACGTAGCCGAAATACAAGGCATGATAAAAAAGGCTAATCCAGATGAGGGCTTAGAAAGTATCATGTTGAAAGCAGCGTTAGACTTTGAGTTATTTAATATCATAGCGTTAGAGGTTATATGGAAGCCTAACGGCAAGTTTGATTTATACCATGTAGATGCTAGTAAGATTAGAGTATCTAAAGACGGTGAGGAGTTTGCTTATTCACCTGATTGGACGAAGCACTACAAAGGCACAGACAAGGATATAGAAGCAGGGTTTAAGACATTTGCTAAGTATAATCCTGAAACTAAAAAAGGTAGTCAATTATACTACCATGTTCAGCACAGAGCGGGTAAAGAACACTACACGTTACCAGAGTACGTGGGTGCAGTTCCTTATATTGAGATAGATTATAGAATTGCAGACTACCACTTAAACAACTTGCACAACGGATTCCAAGCGGGGAACATGATTATCTTTAGTGGTCAATATCCAGGTGACGCTACAGCTAAAAAGATAGAGAAAGACTTTGCTAAGAAGTTTCAAGGTACAGACGCTAAACAAGGCGGTGGAGTTATATTGCAATGGCAACAAGAGGGCGAGGGTGAGACAAGGGTAGAATCTTTAATGCCTAACAACTTCGATAAGCAATTCATGCAACTTCTAGACCAGACTAGAAACATGATATTCACGGGTCATCGTGTGGTATCGCCAAATCTTTTTGGAGTTGAGACAGACCAACCATTCGGGAATAGAACGGAGATAGTAGAGAAGATGGAAGTATTCCAAAGTACCTACGTTTCTTCACGTCAAAGAATCTTAAACGGTGTTATATCAGACCTATATAATACGGATGCGGTTTACTTAGATAGAGTTGATCCGATTACAGAGCAATTTAGCGAGACAGCGGTTATACAAATTGCAACAGCACTAGGTTCTGATTATTTAAGTCAACTAGCAGAAAAGGCAGGACTTGAGGTTAAAAGTGAAACCGTAACACAAACGGTTACCCAAATGTCTAAAGATGACAAGGAAGAAGAACTACTATTTAGTTTACTAGAGAAAATGGGTAGACCTGCTAAAGGGATAAATTGTAAATACTCAAAAGAGTTAGATTTTAGTGGTGACGAGGTCAACATAGATGAGGATTCTTTTAGAATGAACTTTGAAGTTACGGACTTTGATAAGCAAGTATTAGGCGTTTTAAAGAACAATCCTACCATCACAGCAGATAGTATAGCGGAGGCTTTGAATACGGACTTAAAAACGGTTGCAGAGAGCTTAAATAGATTAGCAAACGAAGGGCTAATAGATGTTAAGGAAATAGATATACCTGATGAAATACCAAGCGACACAGAAGAACCATCTAGAGAATTAACAGAAGAGGGTGAAAAGCAAGCAGCAACAGTAGACTTTGAAATAGTTTATAGATATGTAAAGAGGGCAAGTGCAAGTGGTGGAGACATTATACCAGGAAGTAGGGATTTTTGCAGACGCTTAATTTCTTTAGGTAGGGTATATTCAAAAGAAGATATAGACCAGATGAGCGCAATAGTAGGGCATAACGTATGGTTAAGACGTGGTGGCTTCTGGAATAGAGACGGTGTAATATCACCAAGTTGCAGACACGTCTGGAGGCAAGAACTAATAGAGAAACAATAAGACATGGCATTTACTTATTTAATATCAGAGAATTTTGTAAAGGAACGCACAGCCTTAGATGGTAATGTAGATGAGTCTATTATTAGACCTTTGATAAGGGATGCACAAGAGTTATACATAGTTCCAATTTTGGGAACTGATTTATACAATAAACTGATAAGCGACGTAGATGCGTATGTTAGTTCTAGCACACCTATTCCAGAGCCGTATAAGACGCTTTTAAATAGTTATGTAGTGAATGTATTACTGTTTAGGGTAATGATTGATGTAGCAGACTTTATAACGCTTAAAATGCGTAACAATGGTGTTATCAAACAGGGCAATGAAGGCGGCCAGACTGTAACCCTACAAGAGATACAAAGACTAAGCGATAAGTACGAAGCAAAGGCAACAGCATGGGAGTATAGATTAAACTATTATCTAAGTCAAAAGTGTGATGATTTTCCAGAGTACACAGAGAATGATGATGATGGAGATATTCACCCAGATAAAACGCACCACGTTAACGGTATCTATTTAGGATGAGCAAAAAATACATAGGTAAAAAAGAGATTAAAGAGAAAGTAGATAAGTACTACAAAGAAAAGTATGGTAAGTCTAAATCAGATAGTAAACAGAATACAGGCAATAGCTGACCAACACTATCAAGTTAAGTCATTTGCAAGTGGTAATGTATCACAGGCTTTTGAGAAAGATAGTTTGGATCGGTTGTTATATCCTAGAGTATTCCTAAATCAATTAGGGGCAACGTCTACAGGTGGAAGTTTGTATTACAATTTTGAGTTAATCATTACCGACTTAGTAGATAAGGATAGAGGTAACGAGCAGGAAGTTAAAAGCGACTGTATGCAGATAGCAACGGATATTGTGTGGTTAATAGAGAGACCAGAATATTTAGGAATGGATGGGGACGCTTTCTTTCAACCTAGCCAAACAGTTAACTATGGTTTTTTAAGCGAAGATTATTCCGATAGAGTATCTGGTGTGGTGGCAAACATTTTAATTACGATAGGTGCATAACACCAATAACAGCAAATTGTTAAACAAATAAATAAAAAGAAATGGACGGAAACCCAAACGCGAGAATGGCAGCAAAGAACGGAACTTACACCGTTAATGATACAAACGAAGCAATTAAGAAATTCACTAGTTTTTATGTTAGTTTAGATGCAGTTATTTCAAGTCTTAAAGATGAAAGTGGTAGTGATGTAAAGGAAGATTACATTAGCACACCTGCAACAGCGGTAAGCGCAGGAACAGTTATTACGTCAACAGGTGATGACTACTTTAGCGCAGTAACTTTAACGAGTGGTGAAGTAACTCTGATACTAAGATAATGTACGGTTACGGATTCGGATATAATGTAGGTAAACGCACTCCAAGTGCAGTGGGTGTAACTCATAACGCATCCTTTGTATGGCATAGTGAGGAATATGCTATGGAGTCTAGCGGGTTTTCTGCGTCAACTATAAATGATAATTATAGTATAATAATAACTTCTAATATTTCGGATTACTCAACAGGAACGGATAAAACACTTTTATCAATGTGGGATAATAGTGGAAAACAAAGAGGGTTTATTTTAAGGGTGACTGATTCTGGCAATATTGACTTCCTGTCAAGTTCAGCGGGTAATGGTTTAGATTTAAGGGTTACTACAACAGGGACTATAAATAACAGATGGGAGCAAATAGGTGTTAGCGTAGACGTAAGTGCTGCTAATGCCGCTGCTGCTGTAACTATAACTTTAGATGGAGTAGTTATGGCTACATCCACAATCACTGATACTGGAGCTGGCAACTATACTATATACGCAAGTGCTAAAACACTAACTATGGGTGGCTTTTATGCTTCGGGCGTGTTGTCTAGGTTTCCTGTGGGTGTTATAAATCAATGTGCAGTGTTTAACAGGGCTATACCTACATCAGAAATGTTAAGTATATGGAATAACGGAGAACCACTAGCTTATGAAAATATTAATAGCTGTGTTATATCTACTGATTTTGATAACGCTACATTCTCCACTGATTATACAATACCAGACCCTATAAGTGGAAATGATTGGACTCAAACAGGAACAACGGCAGCACAAAGGACATCTAATAAAAACAATTTCTGCAACCCTTACGGTAATAGTTATGTCTTAGGTGAATATCCGATGGATGGTAGTAACTTCTATCAATACGATGACCAGCCCTCTGCCAGTTTTGCATTTAACACAACCGATTTAACATTTACTTTAACTCATTCTGCGGGTACAGACCCAGATAGAAATAGTTGTGAAGTATTAAGTAAAGGTAGTTACAATATAGATGGTGAGGTGTTATGGGTAAGGTTTAACGCTTATGATTGGAATGCTAGTAGCTTACCAATGTCTCATGGTGGATTTAGCCTTATTGCAGACAAAAACGATTTAACATTCGCGCTAATAACTCATAGGGTTTTAAACGCCCCATCATTAGGAAATTATAGGTTAGTTGTAGCAGACAATGGCATTCAGTCCGACAATGAACCAGGAATAGCAAAAGGCAAAGATGTGTTTATTAAGATAGACGGCACAGACGTTTCTTTTTATTACAACAATAGCGGCACATTAACACAGATGTGGACAACCCAGAGTTTAGATATGGGGCAAAGCGTTAGAATCAAAGCACACGCCAGAGACTATAACGCATACGCAGACCCCGATACTTACGAAACAACGGGTATAAAGGTTTACAGAACAACCCCAACAGACTTATAAAATGAAAGACATAGTAAACAAATGGACGCAGCAGTACAAACATTAATAGAATTAGGCGCAGTAGGCGCAATTCTTGTGGTGGTTTTAATATACTTGTTCAAGTTAACGAAGATGCACAACGAGGAAAGAGATAAGTGGCGTCAAGATAATAACCGTCACGTTGAGAAGTTTAGCGATATAGTCGAAAAGAACACAGACGCAATGAGTAAGCTGAATACTAATATTGAAATTTTAAAAGACAGAGTATGATTGATAGACTTTTTAAGAGTGGCTTAATTACCACTATAATAGGATTAATAATAATACTCATAGCAGTATTAACTTGGGTGTTTAAAGCCGATGTATCAGCAAGTGAAACGGCAATTATTGCAGGTATAGGGACTGGATTACTTTTTGTTAAGGATAAACACGTAGGGATTAAACGATGAATATCCCAAAAGTAAATAGAGGTATTAAGTATCTTATTATACATTGTGCCTACACTAAGCGTTCTATGAATATAGATGTAAACGATGTACGTAGATGGCATATGGCGAGAGGATGGCGAGATGTTGGTTACAATTTTTATATAAAGTTTGACGGAACCATACAACAAGGGCGAGATTTATTATACACTGGCGCACATACTTTAGGACACAACCACGATTCAATAGGTGTTTGTTTAGAAGGGGGTATGTCAGAGCAAGGGAAACCACAAGACACACTAACGGTTGACCAGTGGAAGTCTGTTATCAAAATATATTTAGAAGCCGTTAAAACGTATCCTAACATACTTTTAGCTGGGCATAATCAATTTAATAACAAACCCC